CTCGCTTCGATTTGGGAAATTTTGGAATTTGCTTGGTTCTTCTCGGTCAGGAAATTTCAAACCAATAATTTTTCTTTTTTTTTTTCTTTATATATAAATATAAATAAATTTTTTATGTAAATATATAAATAAATAATTAATTAAATTTAATAAGGTGAGGGTATGAGTAAGATGAGTTCATTTGTACAAGAATTACAAGAATCAGCTTTTGATTCTTTAGATTTGAGCACAGCAGTTCTAATGGAGCTTGAATCAGGTCCATTCTTGAAAGGAAGTTTTAACTATGAAGAAATAAAAGCCTATAAAGAGGCGCTTCAAAGGTTAATAAAAGAGGGCAAAGATTGCTAGAATTTGAGAAAAACTCGAATTTGAAATCGCACCCCCTTTTTTCTTTTTTCGAAATTTGAGTCAAACTTATTTTTCGAAATCGCACCCCCTTTTTTCTTTTTACAAATATAAATCTGAGGAACAAATTATGATTGCCACTATGCTAATTCAAGAAGAGAAAATCCGTACACAAGAAGAGCGCATCAAGCGTCTTAATGTTAGTCATCGTTTACTAGAGCTAGACTACATGGCTTTAGAACATGAACGTGATAACCTTCTGTCTATCATTAGTCAATACGAAGAAGCGTTTCTTGCTATGGAGAAAGAAGATTCTATGTTACGTATTGAGATAGATTGTCTAGAGAATGAAGTTAAAGAACGTGAAGACGACATTCGAGGTCTAGAGTATAAGGTAATAGGGTTAGAGTTAGAGCAGGGTAAAGAGCAACAGGCTCGTGAGTATACTGAATCTCTTTTACAAGATGCAGCAGATACGATACACAGTCAAAACTATGACATTGACGTGCTTAAAGCAGAAAGAGATGAGGCTATTGAAGATATAAAGTGGTTTAGACATCAGGCACGTCTACAACACCAAATCGATAAAGGTGAGCGTAAGAAAGCTCGTAACTCACAAAAGTAAGAGATTACAATGAGATTCTTGGATACATTAAAAGCTCTGGCAGTGTTCCTGCCAGTCTTTTTCGGTACACTTGCATTAATAGTGGGGTCAATAAGTATCGCACTATACACAATTTTTGAACTGTTCTACACATAGGATGAGAATCAACTATGGATAATAAATACCTAGACGAAGACTACAGGATGCCTACAGAAATGGATGAGCTTAACATAATGCATGATAAGAACGTGAATCTATCTAAGAGAGCTACAATGCTAGAGTTAGATAAAGCAGGTCTTGAAGAAGATTTAAGAGTAGCTCGGTGGGAGAATGCAACTCTAACTAAGAGGGTTGAGGAATTAGAAAATATTACTACATACCTTAGACTAGCATTAGATGATACATTGCATGAGCAGAGAGTAGCAGTTCTACGTAGTGAAATGCTAGAGCTTAAGCGTACATTAAGTACAGCTACTGATGATTATGAATCTCTTATAGAGTCGTACAAACAAGTCATTGAAGACAAGTGTACAAAGATACGTAAACTACGAGCCAATCGTTAAGGAATAGATATGAAAGGGTTCATTAAAAGAGCAGCATTGTTCTTAGAGTCATTACTGGCATTAATCATAGCTCTAGCTGCAATTGGCGGAGCTTTTTACTATGTATATTTACTAGCAACAGGAATATAAAATGTTAATTGAAAATTCATTCACACGTTGGTTGAAATCTAAAGACGAAGCAGTGTACAACTACGCTCAAGCTATCGCAAGTAACAAAGCAGGTTTAAACGAAGAGTTAACTTACCGTTACTTTGAACTACGTAGAGAATACTACGACATTTAATAAATCTTGCATAGTGAGAATACTTGCTATGCAATTCAGTACCCCTTTTTCTTTTTCTATAAATACAAATTAAACTTATTGGAGAATATATCTATGACTACTTACAACAACTTCAACCGTGGCGTAACTTTCGTAAATGCAAAACGTACTAAACCAACTCAAGCTGAAATGACTGGCTCTTTCAATCTTAATGATGAGAATCGTACGCATTGGTTGAACGTATGGGGTCGTGTAGATGCAGAAGGTAAAGTATACCTAGATGCAGAGTTTACAGAAATCCTTCCACAAGGTTCTGATTACGCAGATGCAGAGCGTTTCCGTGCTAAACTATACAAGAATGAAGGTAAAGGTCCTGCTTACAAAGGAGAAGTAACATTACCTAACGAAGATGTAATCGAAATGGTTGTATGGCAGAACGTTAACAGCAAAGACGGTAAACCACTTCTGAGCTTCCAAGTAGACGAAGGTGTAGCTGCAACAGCAACTCCTCGTGATGAGATTGTAAGTCTGTTCGGTGATGCACCAGCAGCTCCTAAGCGTGAAATCCCAGAAGTTAACTTCGATGATGAAATGCCGTTCTAAATAAATCTATAGCCCATTCATAAGAGTGGGCTTAACCAATTTCTAGGGGAAATATATGAAGTCTAAGAATTTTTCTAACGACAGTAGCTACATGGACTTAATGGAGTCAAGAGCTGAATTACGTAAAGAGCGTAAAGGAAAAGAGATGGCTAGACGACAGCACAGACGCAATAAACGTATTCAAAAAGAGTTTGCTTGGGGATAAGATATGACTGTAGAAACTGCACACGACAAAGTATTATATGTAGTGGATGTAGTTAGTGAATGGGCAGAGACAAACAGTGCTGCCTTTTTAGCTAAAGAGAATGAAGTAGTATGGTGGTCATCTATTACAGGTGAAGCAGAAGACTATGCTTGGCATAGATGTAGTCCTACAGAGTTAGCTAGACTAATTAAAGTAACTAAACTGAGTCATGAGTACATGTCTAGTATAGGTACTGATGTAGTTATTACAGCTTTCCAAGAGTGTGGTAGAGCATACTTAGAAGGTATTAGAACACCAAAGAAAGTTCTTCCCGGGTATTTCAATTACCTAGAGCATGAAGTATCTTTGGAAGATGGTTACAATATAACTCTAAAATTTGTGCATTGGTTTCAAAAGAACAGGATTAATCCTGAATGGATGCAAGCCAAAGCCATGCTGAAAGATATTGTAGAGGACGCAGGGTTAGAGCAACCTTCTGAACAAACACTTAATAAGTGGATGAAGAATGCTTGTAGGAATTTACGACTTACAGCTTATCATGGTTCTACCAGATATAAGCAAGGTGGTAAGACTTATCCATGCATCTATAATAAGATGTTACGACCTAGGCAGCCTATACTCGTGGAGTTTCCCGAGGGTCTTAAAGAAAAGATAGTGGCAGAAATCTAAGGAGAAAAGTAATGTCAGAAGAAGCATTAGAGGAACTAATTGAACAGTACGAAAAGAATATGTACTTTTTTAACGCGGAGTATTATGAATGAGTTTTGAAATCGAAGTAAAACAAATGACTGTGTACACTTGTGCAGACGGTCAAACCTTTCAAACTATGGAAGAAGCCAAGAGACATAACACCGCACTTCTGAATAGAGCTAAAGAAGAGAAACTACAGAAACGTCTTGAAGAGACTGTAGAGTCTTATCTTAACAGTAATCCAGATTGGAGTTCACGTAAGTGTTCACAGGTAAGTGCAACTCTTACTCCATTCTTTAAGTGGTATCAACGTTGGAACAGGGAGTTCATTGAGCCACAAGTCCGTAACGAAGTTGAAGATATGGGTTCTATCGAATCTATTCCTTCTGCTAAAGCAGAGACTAAAGACGAAATAATCGGTATCCCTTTCTAATTAACAGAGGGCATTCGTAATGAGTGCCTTCGATTAATTATTACAGGAGAATAAAGATGTGCTCACATAAACCTGACGTAGAATGTGTTATGTGTTTTGATAGTATAGATACAGAGGAAGATAGATTCTGTATCTGTGAATACTGTGAGGGATTTATTTGCTTTAAATGTAAGGACGAGTATGTAACTACCACACTAGGACTAGGTAGATATAGATTCTGTTCATCTGATTGTGCTAAATTACATGTTAGAGAGAACTCTGACTATTACTTCATCTAAATAGAGAAAACTATAATGAAACTATACAAAACTATCGAGAAAGTGAAAATGGCTCCAAGGGACTATGCAGACACAATTCGTAAGCATATAAACTGGCTACCTGATGTAAGCGCAAGTTATGGAGGTCCAACAACAATCTATCTATACAAGGTAGGTGCAGATGCAATTGGTGACAATGATTGGATAATTGAAGTACAAGATGACCTGACTATCAAGTGTTGGGGTCGGAATGAGTTTCAAGGTCAAACATATAGAGGTAGAACTACTAAATTCCTACGTAAACTAGGTGTGCCTGATGTAGACGTAGCTAGATTTGTAGAGGAAGTAAAAGCACAGCACATGCCTTATGAAATCTACTTAACCGCTGACATAGTTGAGCATTACCAAACTATGCAAAAGGAAGGTATCTGTAGGTCTTGTATGTCTCATGCTGCAGACGAATACACTGCAACATACTCATCTAAAGAAGAGCGACATATTCATCCTTTAGAGGCTTATGAACGTTCTGGTGAGTTCTACCTAGCTTTAGCTAAGCCAGTAGGGTCTGAGAAGCTATATCCTTACGATGCGAGAGCTATGCTTTGGGTTGTAGATGACTCAGAAGGTCGCTATGAAATCTCAAGACCTTATGGAACTTCTACAGGTACATCTGCATTAACTGATGTGTTTGGAAGCCATAATAACTCTCAATGGGAAGGTGCAACAATACCAAAGATTCATGTAGATGACCACGGTTTTGTAGCCCCTTACTTAGATGTTGGTAGTGGTTGGAGAGATAGAGGAGACCACCTAGCAGTGTCAGATTGGGGAGATAATACAAACCCAGAATCAGGCGTAGTATTTGGTGGAACTACCTGTGACGTATGTGATAGACTTCACCCTGATGAAGATTGTAGCTATACAGAAAGCTATGGCGGTAGTAGTATTTGGTGGAACTACCTGTGACGTATGTGATAGACTTCACCCTGATGAAGATTGTAGCTATACAGAAAGCTATGGCGGTATGGTTTGTGAAACTTGCCTAGACCGTGAATTCGCATGGAGTGAAAGCGAACATCAATACATCCATAATGATGATATTCATATGTGTGCTAGGTGCGAATCTGTACATTCTAACCACTATAGCCTGCACAGTTGCGCTGAGTGTGACGGTCATGTATGCGAGGATTGTGAAGATGACTATAATGTAGAAGATAACTTCGAAGAGACCCATGTATTCTGTAGTAGAAGATGTATGAATACTTTTATAGAAGCTAACCCAAGAGCATTTGAAGAAGAAGAGGAACTATAATGAACGAGCTACTAGAGACTATCTTAAAATATAATCGTGCAAACCCAGAGACCTTCATAAAGGAGGTCTTATTTCCATTTCTTGACAGCCTTAATATCGTGTATGAAGTAGATGAACAGTTTAATGTATTCTTTCGTACAGATGCACAGGCAGAGAATCTATATATAGCTCACGTAGATACTTGTGATAGGGTTGACTCACCTAAGTTTAAAGAGTTAGAAGTATCACCTAAAGGCTTTGTAAAGCTAAAAGATGAGAACGGTCCTCACAGTTGCTTAGGTGCAGATGATGGGGCTGGTGTATACATGCTTATGAGATTGATTGAAGCTGGTGTAGAAGGTTTATACTTATTTACAACAGGTGAAGAAAGTGGCTTAATAGGTATGAAACACTGGATAAGTCAAGAGTATAATCTGGCAGAGCTAAAGAATGTCTGTAATTGTTATGAATTCGATAGACGAGGTGAGTCAGAGATTATTATAGAACAGAGTGGAACTCGAATGGCAGACTTAGAGGAAGCTCTAGTACTGTCTGAACGAATTTCTGACTTTGGACTTAATATGAGATTATCTACTGGAGGAATCTATACAGACAACTATCTACTAGCAGGGCTTGTACCTAATGTATATAACTTATCTGTAGGATACTTTGGAGAGCATACAAGACAAGAAGTATTATACTTTGGTCATGTAGAGCAGCTTCTATATGCAATGATTTCAATCGGTCAAGATGCTATATATCCAGAGATATACGATACTTGGTTCGGAACTGAGTATGACTCTGAAGAAAATCTTGAAGAATACTATTCAAATATTGATGAGTACAGTGCTAGTTTCTATGATGAACAAGGCAACTCAACATTAAAATAATACAAGGGGATTAAGTTCCCCTTTCTAAATATATCGGAGAAACTATGGCTAAGTGTCTAAGTAAAATTAAATGTAGTAAGTGTGGTTCATCAGATGGTTGTCAGCCATTCTTAAGTGATGATGGTAAGATTACAGGATTCTGTTTCTCTTGTTCTACCTTCCATGCTGACCCATATGGTGATAATCCACCTGACACATCCAACTTAAAGGTTAAATCCCTTGAAGATATTCAGGAAGAAATCCTGGAGATTAAAGACTGTGGTTATGTAGGTACATATCGAGGTATACCTGCTAAGTACTGGCAACGATACGGTGTACGTGCATCTTTAAATCAAATGACAGGTAAAGGTGTATATGCTGTACATCATCCTCGTACTAAAGGTAATTCATTAGTAGGTTATATGACTAAGACTGTAGCTAAGAAAGCTATGTGGATGGTCTCTACTGATAAAGAATATGACTTGTATGGTTGGCTTGTAGCTAAACAAACAGGTGCTCGTACATTATATATTACAGAAGGTGAAGAAGATTGCCTAGCTGTAGACTATATCTTAGAAGAAGGAGCTACTGGTCAATATGCAGGTATGCGTAATGCTGTAACATCTCTACCTAACGGTACTAAGAGTGTTGATGTATTAGGACGTATGGCTCAAGAGATTAAGAGTAGATTCCAAGAAGTTGTATTTGTATTTGATGACGATGATGCAGGACGTGCTGCTATTCGTAAAGCATTAAACTATTTTCCATCAGCTCATACAGTAGTATTGCCTGCAAAGGATGCTAACGACTGTGTAAAAGCAGGATTAATGAAAGAAGCATTTAACGCTTTGACATTCCGTAAGAGTAAAGCTCTACCTGCTGGTCTAGTAACATTTAACCAAGTACGTGATGACTTAAATAAAGTTGCTGCATTCGGTGATGATACTCCTTGGCCTTTGTTTACTAATATGATTCGAGGATTACATCAACGTAGACTATATGGCATTGCAGGTGGTGAAGGATTAGGTAAGTCTAGCTTCATTCATATGTTAGCTGCACATAACTTAGTTCATAACAAGAAAGGTGTTCTATTCATTCAGATGGAAGAAGACCCAGAAGAGAGTTTCTTAAATATCGGTAGTAAAATCTTAGGTAGAGACTTAACTGACCCTCACAACCCTATTACTGATATTGAGAAAGATACATTAGCACCGTACTATGAAAAGCTGTTTGTCTTTAACATTAACGAAGACAGAACTACATCAGCTTTAGAATTACAAGAACATCTATTCGATTTAGCTAGAGCAGTTATCGAAGATATTGGATATATGTACATTGACAACTTAACTAAGTTATCAGAAGCTCTACCAAGTGCAGCAGAACGTAATGACTTTATATCTTCATTTACAGCTTATGCAGATACATTTGCTAGAAGAACAGATACTTGTGTAGTTGTACTAAGTCACTTTAACAAACAAGCTAAAGGTGAAACTCCATATAACGAAGGTGGACGAGGTAACATGAACCAACTTGCAGGAAGTGCAGGTTTGCAACGTTATGCTTCAGGAATCTTCTTATGTGAACGTAATAACCAAGGTGTATCTACGGAGGTAATTAAACTGAGAATTGTAAAGAATCGTGTAGGCAGGGCTACAGGTGTCGTTAAGATGAGGTATGACCCTAAAACTACGTTAATACATGAAAGCTACTGGGATGATGACTTGTTCCAGACAAAGAAATGATTATGGATTACGATGACTACTACGCTAGTCAAAATAAGAAGCCTCCTAGTAGGGAGGCTAAACCAAAAGAGGATAACTAATGTATTACTTTGATATTGAAACAGATGGCTTACTACATGAAATGACTAAACTACATTGTGCAGTCTTTAAATGTAGCCGAACAGATACATGGAGAGTATTTACTACAGGTCAAGAAAGAGAGTTAGAGAAGTTTCTAGCTACAGCAGGAACACTAATTGCTCATAACGGGATTTGCTTTGATAAGCCAGCTCTTAATCAATTAGGTATCAAGTGTGATAATAAGATTATAGATACTTTGTATACAGCATGGTATCTTGAACTAGGTAGGAGAAGCTATGGTTTAGATTCTTTCGGTGAACAGTTTGGAATTCCAAAACCTGCTATTGCAGATTGGAATACTTTAACTATAGAAGAATACGTACACCGTTGTACAGAAGATGTAAAGATTCAAGAAGCTCTATATAAGTTTCAAGAAAGACAGTTAGATACTCTATATGTCAGAGACTACGATGCTAAGCAACGTCTACTAGACTTGTTAGAATGGCGTGGTAAGTTCCGTCAGATGAAAGAAGCTAATGGTTGGAAGTTGAATATAAAGAAAGCCGAGGCTTTGTATAAAGAACTTGAAGACTTATCTATTCAGAAGAGGGATGAACTAAGTGTTGTAATGCCTAGAGTTCCTATTTATAAAGAAAGAAAGCGTCCAGTAGTTTACTATAAGAAGAATGGTGACATAAGTAAAACAGGTCAAGATTGGGAGGTCTTTTGTGCTGAGAATAATCTTAATCCTACTACTACAGTTCACAAATATATTAAGGATTATAAAGACCCACAGCCTCATTATGCTCCTGAAGTTAAGGATTGGCTTTACTCGCTCGGATGGAAACCAGAGACATTTGATTTTAAACGGAATAAAGATACTGGAGAAACAAAGCAGATTCCTCAGATTACCATCAAAGGTTCAGGCGGTAAGATTTGTCCCTCCATCGAACGAATGTCTGAGAGAATACCTGAAGTCTCAGCTTTGGTCGGTTATGCACTTATCAACCACAGAAAGAGCTTCGTTAAAGCACTTCTGGAAAGTGTCGGAGAAGACGGACGTGTAGCAGCAGGCTTTATGGGCTTTACTAATACAATGCGTTCTAAGCACTCTAAGCCACTAGCTAACATTCCTAGCTGTCGTGCAGCTTATGGTTCTGAGATTCGTAATCTATTAACTTGTGAAGACTATGAAGAACTATGCGGTAGTGATATGTCTTCATTAGAAGATAGATGGAAACACCATTATCAATGGCCTGTTGACCCTGAATATGTAAAGACTCAGATGGCTGATGACTTTGACCCTCATCTATTAGTAGCAACGTCAGCAGGATTAATTACACCTGCTCAAATGGCTGCTCATAAAGCAGGAACAGAGGACCATAGTAGAGAGAGGCAGATTGGTAAAGGTGGTAACTACTCGTGTCAGTATGGCGCTGGTGGAGCTACTGTAGCTCGTACTTGTGGTGTATCAGAATCAGTAGGTAGAAAGATACATCAAGGTTACTGGGACTTGAACTGGTCAATTAAGACTATAGCTGAATCAACTATTGTAAAGACAGCGTTAAATGGTAGATGGCAATTGAATCCAGTTAATAAATTCTGGTATCATCTTAAAGCTGACAAAGACAGATTCTCAACATTAGTACAAGGTTCAGGGGCTTACTCATTCGATATGTGGATGATTAAGATGAATGAATTATGTCAAGAGAAGTGGGGTAAAGATTTACCATTAATAGGAGACTTCCATGATGAAGTAATCTTAAGAGTTAAGAAAGGTCATCAAAAGATTATTAAAGATATGATGAAAGAAGCAATTATGCTAGTGAACGAAGAATTAGACTTAAACCGTGAACTAGATGTTGATGTACAATTTGGCAATACTTACGCAGACATTCACTAAGGAGAAAATATATGAAATTTATCGAGAAATTAGTAGACATCCAATCTTCACTTGTAGCACAGAAAGATAAGAAGAATGAATTCGGTGGCTTCGCATACCGTACAGCAGAAGGTATCTTAGCTTCAGTTAAACCATTACTAGCCAAGCATGGCTTGTTCATGTCCATCAATGATGAAATTATTCAAATCGGTAATGAGAACCACATCATTAACGAAACAGTTACACATACACCTAACAAAGAAGGTCATGTAACTATTAAGACAACTAGGAATGAGGTGAAGGATGGACGATTCTATCTAAAATCTACTGTAACTGTAACAGACGGTAACGAGACTATAAGCAGCTCTGCATTAGCTCGTGAGACACTATCAAAGAAAGGTATGGATGACGCTCAGGCAACAGGTGCAGCTTCTTCCTATGCTCGTAAATACGCTCTTAATGCCTTCTTCGGTATTGATGACAGCAAACAAGACCCAGACTCAGGTCATGCAAATCAACGTAGTAACTTGATTGCTCAAGTAGATGCCATCTTTGCTAAGTGTACTACTAAAGAAGCAGCTCAAGCAGAGTTGAACGCAATTAAAGCAGCGTTAAGTAAGGATAAAGATGCATTAGCTCATGCTATCCAACAACTTAAAACTAACTATAGCTAATACAGATGCCCCTCTTCGGAGGGGTTAACTAAGGAGAATCCATGAGTAAGACAGCATTAATAGATGGTGATTTATTAGTATTTCAAATATGTGCAGCAGCAGAATATGGGAGAATGCCAGATGAAGTTGACCTTGAAGATGTTCAAAGAGCAATCGAGTGTAAGGTTTGGAACGTTAGAGAAGCAGCAGGTTGTGATAGCTATAGGCTCTTTTTTACTAAAGGTAATTACAGGCACTTTATTGCTTCTGATTATAAGTCTAACCGTAGGGATTCGTGGAGGCCCGACTGCCTCAAGCCTAGCGTCGCATTTTGTGAACTATTTCTAGGTGGTGAATCATACGAAGGCTTAGAAGCTGATGACTTAATGGCTATATATCAGACAGAAGATACAGTTATCTGTACGCTAGATAAAGACTTGAGACAGGTAGATGGTTGGCATTTCCGTTGGGCTAATCAAGGTAAAGAACCTGAGTTAACATATGTAACAGATGGTTGGAGGAGTTTATACTATCAAGGACTGACAGGAGATAGTACAGATGGTATTATCGGATGTGGTAAGCGACAAGAGTTAGTATATAAGTCTGGAGCTAAGAGAGGATTTACATACAATAAACGTGTAGGTATTGGTCCAAAGCAAGCTAAAGCTCTGATAGACGCTTGTAAGAATGAGGAGCAAGCAATAGCAACTGTAATGCATGAGTATAACAAGTTGTTCGGTAAGAATTCCCCATCCAAATTCATGCAACAAATGAGATTAGTTCACATGGTTAGAGAACTAGAGGATGGATATGCTAAACTGTACGGGGATGAATGGATGAATCCTTCTACAGGTGAATGGAAAGAGTGAGTATTTCAAGCCTTCTAAGGAGGGCTTTATAATGTTTACTAAAAGGAGAAGCAAATGATACTAAAGTTAATGACTAACACAGGAGATAGATTTACTATAGAACAAGTGTTCGATATTCTTAGAGCATTGCCGGGAAGTATAGAAGCTACCCTAGAGCAATACCAAGGTTTGTCAGGCATGGGTATTTATATAGACCAAGCTGATGAGTTAGGGTACTATACTGTATCAGGTCAGATGTCTGTATATGTAGCTCATGTACAACTTATCGCTAATGGTTTAGGTGATTACTGTAGCTGCATGGATAACTATAGAGGTTCAGTATCTGAGTTTCTAGTACTAAGGGAGCCGAAATGAGTAGAGGAGATTACTTTAAAACAGATGTACAATTCTGGAACTGGGCAAGGAGTAACTTACGTAAAGTATGGTCGAAGCACCCTACTAAGCTAGATTACTTAAAGTCTGTAAGGTATACAAAGAGGATAGGTATGCGTCCTATTTACCATATAGATTGTTCAGTGTGTAATCAACCTACTATGCTTAAGAATATAGAGGTAAACCACAAGGTTCAATGTGGTGACATTAAAGACCAAGGTTATCATCTTCGTTTATTAGATGTAAAGTACAGTGACTTAGAAGCTGTATGTAAACCTTGTCATGCAATTATAACTTATTCCGAAAGGTCTGGCTTATCATTCGAGGATGCTAAGATAGAGAAAGAAGTAATAGCTTTCGGTAAGTTACCTGCTGAGAAGCAGAAGAAACTACTTGTTAACTCAAAAGCAAAGAACGCTAAGGAGCGGATGGATGAGTACAGAGAAATCGTTAAACGCAAGTGATACTCAAGTAGGTGGAGACCATTATACTAGCATGGGTATCCAACCATTAGAGGCTACATATCTAAACTTCGGACTACAGGGGCTTAAGGCTTCTGTATATACTAAGGTTCTGAAATACTTTCGTAGTAAAGGTAATGAACTAGAAGACCTAGAAAAAGCAAGACACTGCATTGATATTCTAATTGAGAAAGTTAAACAGGAGAACAAATAATGAATAAAGACATCATCGTAATCGCAGACACTCAAGTACGTGAAGGTTCAGACATCGTGGGATTTCCCATCACTAAGTCACTATGCTTCAGCTATTGAGCGTGAAGGTAGACGATTGGTGTCAGACATCGAAGCTGGTGTTAACGCTCTCGAAGTCATTATGGCATATACAGAGGAACGATTGATTCGTTCTAAAGGAAAAGTAAAGTATACTCCTAGCTTGCATTTCTGTGCAGGTAATCATGAGCAACGACTTAACCGATACATTTCTAGCAAGCCAGAGCTTGAGGGTTTGATTGACCTTGGTAGTATTGTAGATGGCTTGGGTTGGAATTACTATGACTTCCTACAACCAATTAAAATTGAAGGTGTTGTCTTCCGCCATTACTTAGTAAGTCCAATGACAGGTAAAGCGTTAGGTGGTACTATTGAGAATAAACTCAACAAGACTCCTTACAGCTTTGTACATGGTCATCAACAACAGTATCAGTTTGGACGCAGACAAAACACATTAGGTGTTCCACACTTCGGTGTATGTGCAGGTTCTTTCTACATGGAAGACGAAGACTACCGTAGCTATGAGAATACAGAAATCCGTGGATTCGTACATCTAAAACACTTTACTAATAGATACGACCACTCAGACTTTGACGTAGAGTTTATCTCACTAGAACGTCTACTAGAAAAGTATTAATTCATTAGGCTTGAGTAAAGTGCTCAAGCCATCCCCCACAAATGTTATAGGAGAAAGTATGTTAATTGGTGTTGAAGCAAATATCGGTGTTGGTAAATCGTCTATGTTGCCAAAGTTTGTAGATGCGTTAAATAAGTACAACGTAGGTGGTAAGCCTTGGAAGCAAATTCAAGAGCCAGTAGATGACCCAATGTTTATGGAGCTTCTAGCTAAGTTCTATGACAAACCAACAGCTCGTAACCGTATAGTCTTTCAAACCTATGTAACTGACGCACGACATGACTTACTACAAGGGCTAGACTTTGATAGTTGTCACTACGTGATTGAGCGTAGTTTGTATAGTGACCTCATCTTTGCACATCAAAATATGTTAGAGATGGAGAGAGTTAAAGGTACATATATGTCATACTTCTACTATATTAAGAAGCGTATGGATACATATCCAAAGATTGATTACATCGTTTACCTGTCATGCGACCCAGAGGTTGCACATAAGCGAATCCTTCAACGAGGTCGTGAGTGTGAGATGGGTATCACAGAAGCATACATCTCAGAGTTAGAAGACTACCACAAGGCATGTCTTCCACAACAATGTAGAGTATATGGCGCAACGTTGTTTGAGTATGATTGGACTAAATTCGGTGATGTAGAACAAATAGCTAAGGATTTATTAATGTATGAAGAATACAAGGCTAAAGCCAACTGATTGGTGTAAAGAGAAAATAAAACAAGCAGAGGCCAGTGGAAACTGGTCTTCAGCTAAAGATTACAATACCCTATTAACCTTATGGAAGGAGAGATATAATGAAGAAACTACTAGCAGCAGCGGCATTGACATTAGCAAGTACCTTTACCCTAGCGAGTGAAGCTAAGACAGGTTTAGACTATGAGTGGGGCGTAATCTCTGTAAACAAGATTGAAGACTTAAACTACTTAGAACTAGAAGGTGGAGCAGGATACAATGGATTTGAATTTTATGGCTTTTATGATTTTAATGATGATAGTACTCGATTTTCTAAGGTAAACTTCTCATACGTATCTGACGATGGATTACTAGCTGAGATTACAAGCAAGCAATTCACTACAACAGATGGTCAAGTGTTCACTGATACCTTCTATGGTGTTGGTTATAAGAAAGTATTTGACAATGGTGGCTTCGCTAAAGCGTCACTGAACAGCACAGCGTATGACAGTTATGGGATTCTATCAGCAGCTTCTGTTCCTTTCTACTGGGATACTAGCATTGATGGTTGGATGGACTTAGTTCGTCAAAGCAATAGCCATGACTTCCGAGGTAACATTGGAATCCGTAAGTACATTTCTAAGAGTGTGTACGGTCGAGTAGCAAGTCACTGGCAATACATTAACGGTGATGCTGATGCTCAATTACATTTCCAAGTCGGCTATCAACTATAATAATAACAATAACAATAACTTAATAGGGAGAATTTAATGCACAGTTTCAAATGGTTTGTAGTTTCTATCGTAGCTTATACAGTTTTATCTATCGCTTCACAGTACGGTTCAGCCGTAACTGTTGATATGTCATGGCTATTAGCAGGGGCGTTCTTACCCCTCAGTTGCTTTACTATTATTCCATTACTTGATTGTGCAAGAAGTGTTTCACAGGGATGTGCTGAACGTGCTAATGTACCGTTCAAAGTTAGCTTTCCATTATTAGTGGTTGTTCCATTGGTAATTGCATTGTTATGTACTATGTTCTCAGGACTACCTGTATCTATCTTTATAGGAGCACTATTCGCTACTGGTATCGGTGGCTTTGTGGATGTAATGACTTTTAAATTCGTTGGACAATGGTTCAATGAAGACCATAAGCGTATGAGTATCTCTAACGCTGCTGCAACAATTGTTGGTAGCTTCATCTTCTTCATGATTGCTTTCACTCCATTGATTGAAAACTTTGGAATTGAAAACATCCTAAGTAAAGGTGAATACCTAAGCCCTGCAATTAGCTCTCAACTTCAAGCTGTAGTAATCTACCTGTGCGGTATGATTATAGCTTGGACTGTAGCTGGGTGCAAGAAACTATACAAGTAAGGAGATTATATGATTGAGTTAGTTGGGGGAAGAATCCGTCTACCTGAAACAGAGAATGTAGCTAACCAAGCAACTCAAGCCATATACGAAGAGTGTCTGCGGAAATTACCGCAGGCTCTCGGTAAACACATCGGTGTTGCATGTCGTATCCTTTATAATCAGTGCCCAGAGTTGGGCGCTAGATTCCTGGGTGAAATGGAAATAGCTGGATTTCTAAAGTTTAAAGTGAAGATGGGAAGAACTATAGAAGAATCATTACTTATAGTTGAACCCACAGCAGAGTTAAACAGAGTTCCTATTCATGCTTTTGAAGACTTACCTGTTGAACCTGTGACTACATACAAAGATAGGGGTCACATAGAAGTTAGACGGGGAGTAGATAGATTTAATAAAGTAGTTAAGCAAGATAAGAAGTCCTATGATGTGGTAAAACATATCCAACGAGAGGTCTTTAACATTAACAGTTTCATGCTTAAGGTACTTACAGAGTTCCCTGCTGTACACTCAAGCGACCCAGAGTACATTATGTATAAGCGTTGTATGTACTATGCACGTAAGTATGAAGGGGTAGAGTTCATGTTTCCTAACTACTTATGCAGTAGAGGACGCATCTATACAGGTACTACAGTAGGCTTTAGCCCTCAAGGAGCTGACCATGAGAAGTCTCTAGTGCTA